TATATGCCGAAGACTATATCTAAAACCGTATCTGAAGGTGTCCTTGATGAGTTTAAGGATATGTTTAAGAAAGAAAACATTACCTTCAAGGAAGGCGATAAAGCCGAGTATGAAAAGTTCTTCAAGGTTGCGATGAAGCGGTTTGGAATTTCTAGCCCATCTGATCTCAAGTCTGATGAAGAAAAGAAACGGTTCTTCGCACACATCAAGAAAAATTACAAAGGTTAATGACAAGAATCATCTACAAGTTCAAGAATAAGGAGCGGCTAAATGAAGCCGTTGGCTATCTTGCTGCCAAACAAGCAGATATTAAGATGCACGATGTTCCTTCTGTAAATGAATTCAAACTTGAAATTGAATGTCGTGCAGAACAAGTCGAAGAGATTCGTTCTAATATCAAGAATCTGAATGAGTCATATAAACTCACAGAAACTACTTCAAAAATCATTAAAATGCTTAGTGAGACTGCAAAGGGAACTGGCAGAACAATTCGCCTAATGGATGGAGATGTTATTCGTCTTACCCCCGAACACGCAAATGTAGTAATTTTAACTCATGATGAATTGTCAGAAGAAAATCAAGTTGCTCTGCGAACTATGGTAATCGAATCAAGAAAAACGCATGAGGCAGCAATTCAGTTCTGCCTTGGTAAATTAAAGGAGACTGAATAATGGCTAATTCATCAACCTATCTTGTACAAACAAGAAATCGTTGTATTGTAAGTGTATACGGAGATACCACAGGTACTATTACTTTTGGTGTTACTGCTTCTGCATTCAATAATGGATCTAGTGGTGCATATGTAGATCCACAAATTAATAGTTCATCTGCAAGTCTATCTAAAATCATGTACGGAATGAGTGGCAGTTCGACACCGGTAATTCTAGGATTTGGAAGCACAGCATCTTCCGCAGGTATGACGAGTGTTGCTTTTCTATTGACAACAGGAACAAATCAACTCGATTTTGAACGATTTACCATTCCTAACGGTGTTACTAACAGTCCAAATGGTACTTTTTATGTAACTATTCCTGCAAGTACAACTGTAACCGCATATTTGGAATTCGTTCCCTTCTAATCTAACACGGAGACCCAAATGAAACTATTCTGTGACATCAACGAAAACATCCAAGTCTTAACCGAGGAGCCTTCTCCCGGTCAAAAGAACTATTTCATTGAAGGTATCTTTCTTCAAGGCAATATTACCAATCGCAATAAGCGTAGGTATCCAATGGAAACTCTCCAAAATGAGGTTGGTCGCTACAATGACAACTTTGTTAAGCAGAAGAGAGCCTTTGGAGAACTCGGACATCCTGAAGGCCCAACTATCAATCTTGAGCGGGTCAGTCATATGATTACCGAACTACGCCAAGAAGGTTCAAATTTCATTGGTCGCGCTAAGATTATGGATACTCCCTATGGTAAGATTGTTAAAAATCTAATCGATGAGGGGGCTAAATTAGGAGTTTCGAGCCGTGGTATGGGTTCGTTGGAGGAGCGTAATGGCGTAAATGTCGTTAAAGATGACTTCCAACTTGCTACTGCCGCCGATATCGTAGCCGACCCCTCTGCTCCAGAAGCCTTTGTCCGTGGAATCATGGAAGGCAAGGAGTGGATTTGGGAAAGTGGTCGCTTAATCGAAGCCGATATTGAGCAGATCAAAAAGGACATCCGTAAATCTTCTTCAAGAAACCTTGAAGAAACCAAGATGAATGTTTTTAACAAGTTCCTACGCGGACTTTGAGAAAAGCATAAATAACAAGCAACCTCACTAAAATAGGAGAGAGTTCATGGACTCATATAACAACAACGAAGTAGAAGAAATCCTTGAAGAGGAAATCCTCGATAATGACGAGCAAACCAATGATGACGATGCCGTTGTCGAGGCTAGCGACACAGCCGCAACTCAAATGGCATCTGTAAATGCTAAGAAGCAAATGCAGGATCCATCCGCTAGTAAGGTTACTTTACCAAAGGAAACAGCCAAGTACAAGGGTCTGTATCAAGACGGTACAGGTAAAGGAGTAATCATCCCTGAGCCACTTGATGTTGATCAATTAGGTGATGGCGACTCTGCAACCAAGCAGATGGGAATCGTTGACAAGAAGCGCATGGCAAAGGAAGATCTTGCTGTTCATATGGACGCAATGTTCAATGGTGAAGATCTAAGCGAGAATTTTAAGACCAAGGCTTCAACCATTTTTGAAACCGCTGTAAATGAGCGTATCGAAACCATTGCCGAAGAACTCGAAACTGAGTTCGATACTCGTATCCTCGCTGCCCAAGAGCAAATCAAGAATGAATTGACCGAGCAATTGGACTCGTATCTCTCATATGTCATCGAAGAATGGATGACCGAAAACCGTCTCGCTGTAGAGAAGGGCATTCGTACCGAGGTAACAGAGCAATTCATCGAAGGTCTTCGTTCACTCTTCCTTGAACACAACATCGAAGTTCCAACCGCTAAGATTGATCTTGTTGATGAAATGGCAGAAAAGGTTGAAGGTCTCACCAACGAACTCAATGAGCAGATTATCAAGAATGTCGAAATCAGCAAGAAGGTTGCCGAACTTCGCCGTTCCGATATTCTAGATGAGCAATGCGATGGTTTAGCAGAAACTCAGAAAGAAAGACTGAAGAAGTTAGCAGAAGGAGTTTCCTTCGAAGACGAGAGTGACTTCCGTAGCAAGTTGGACATCATTCGTGAATCGTATTTCGGAACCAACCCTTCTGAGGATACTGATTCGGATGCAACTGAAGGAAATCTTTCGGAAGAAATTGGAGATTCAATTGATGGTTCTGATGTTCCTTCTGTGGAAAACATCAGCGAATCAATGAGTGTCTATGCTAATGCTCTTTCTCGTTTAAACCGCACACGCAAGTAAGCAAAACAATGCGATTTCTAAATAATGAGTTACCTTTTAAGTATTTTCAATCAAACTAATTTGTCATAGGAGACAAAAATGGATCTAACAATCTCAGAATCGCTACAAAAGAAGTGGAAGGCAATCGTCGAACACGCGGAACTTCCCGAAATCAAGGACAACTGGCGCAAGACAGTTACAACTCAACTCTTAGAGAACCAAGAGCAATACCTCCGCGAGGCTGCTCCTTCTAACAGTGCTGGTGCAATGAATGACACCGGTGGTGTTGCTAAGTGGGATCCGATCCTCATCTCTCTCGTTCGTAGAGCGATGCCGAATCTTATTGCTTATGACATCTGCGGCGTTCAGCCAATGAGCGGGCCAACTGGTCTTATCTTTGCTCTCCGCGCTCGTTATAACACACAGAATGGACAAGAAGCCTTGTTCAGCGAAGCCGACACCAAGTTTGGTGGAACGGGCGGTCAGAACATTGCTGCTGGTGGTGGATACACAGGTATCGGTTACACCGGTGGTGAAGCCACTCCAGGTGGTGTTGATCCATTCTTTGGTGCAGGAGACGGCACCCTTGCAACTGGTCTTACTGATGCACAGGCAAGCATCACTCGCGGTTTCACTACCTTAGGCGGTGAAGGACTAGGTGATGGTTCTGGTAACAACTTTTCTCAGATGGCATTCAGCATTGAAAAGACCACGGTTACTGCAAAGACCCGTGCGCTCAAGGCTGAATACACAATGGAACTCGCACAAGACCTCAAGGCCATTCACGGTCTTGATGCCGAGACAGAACTCGCTAACATTCTGTCCAGCGAAATCCTTGCTGAAATTAACCGCGAAGTCGTTCGTACTGTTTATCGCAACGCCAAGTTGGGAGCCAAGTCTGGTACAACTCAGACCAGGGGTATCTTCGACCTCAATGTTGACTCAAACGGTCGTTGGTCGGTTGAGAAGTTCAAGGGTCTGCTGTTTCAGATTGAGCGTGAGTGCAATCAGATTGCTAAGGAAACTCGCCGTGGCAAGGGCAATTTTGTCCTCTGCTCTAGCGATGTTGCTTCGGCTCTAGCCATGTCGGGTGTTCTCGACTATGCTCCAGCCTTGTCCACCAACCTTCAGGTTGATGACACGGGCAACACCTTCGCAGGTGTTCTCAATGGTCGCCTTCGCGTCTACATTGATCCTTACTACTCAACCACTCTTGCTTCCGACTTCTTCTGTGTCGGTTATAAGGGTTCGAGTCCGTATGATGCAGGTCTGTTCTACTGCCCATATGTTCCGCTACAGATGGTACGCGCTGTTGGTGAAAACACCTTCCAGCCAAAGATTGGATTCAAGACCCGCTACGGCATGGTCAACAATCCCTTTGTCTTGGACAACAGCAACCTACCAATCGCTGATGTTGATTCAACATCCGCAGCACGCACTAACCAGTACTATCGTATCGTTAAGGTCAATAACCTCTTCTGATTCACAGTACGCATTAAGTTACCCCACATTTGGAATAGGAGCGGCAGAAATGCCGCTCTTGTTCTTTTATATCTAAATATAGATTGGAGGCGTGATGTACGAAATACCCGCAGATTATCAAAACGGTATCTATAATAAGATGCCTACGGATACAAATCTTTCCAATCCATCAAACTTCAAATTTAGTTTGAAGCGCGTTCCAACCTTGGCATACTTCTGCACAGGTATTTCATTACCAGGTTGGGCAAACCCCACAATAAATATTCCTACTGGATTTGCTGGCGGTAGATCTGTACTAAAATCAACTAGTGAATCGGTAACACATGGTGATGTGGTATTTAAGTTCTTGGTAAACGAAGATTTATCGAACTACAATTCATTAGTAAAATGGTCAAAAGAGTGTGCAGGACTCAATGACTTTAATGGTGTTACATGGCGAAATTGGATGTCAGAAGAAGGTTACTTGTTGGTATTAAGTAATCGTAAGACTCCGACATTTCGAATTACTTTTCGTGGATTGTTTCCGATAAATGTTAGCGAGTTAGCGTATAAGACAACAGATGTAGATAATACTCCTATGGTGGCTAGCGTTACTATGGCATTCACATATTATACCTATGAGAAATTAATCAACGCATGAGTATCGAATCCGACAAAACCTATACCGAAAAAGATTATGGGATTGCAGATCGTACAATCATTGGTGCAATTGATAGTAATCTAAACACCAATCTATTAGCACCCACTAATTTTCTATTTTCTTTTCGCAAAATTCCAAACATGACATATTTCATTCAGGAGTTTACTCTTCCTGAATGTGGAGCAGAACCATTAACAGCAGAGTTTACAATTGGGCCTACAATTAAAATTCCAAAAGCATCATTCTCTTATGGAACAATTTCTATTAAGTTTCTCATCAATCAAGACTTTTCCAATTACTATGCGGTAGTGCAATGGATTCTTGAAAATACAGGATATGAATCCTTTATTACAGATTCACACTCAGATAAGGGGTCTTCGGATGAAGGATCACTCATCTTACTCACCAATAAGAAAAATGCATTTAGAAAAATTGACTTTTGGGGATTGGTTCCTGTAGATCTATCTGGTCTTGAATTTTCAAATGATATAACAGATATCACTACTATGTCTGCAACTCTCAAGTTGTCGGTTTCGAGATATATCACTACA